AGTATATGTCGCCGTCGTTCCTGAAGACATCCAGGCGCCACTCCTCTCCGGCGATCCATGCGATCACTCTCGCCTCTATGGCCGAGAAGTCACTCACGACGAACCGGTTGCCCGGCGATGGTATGAAGGCCGTGCGCACGAGCTGGGAGAAGATCTCCGCGGGTTCTCCGAAGATCATCTCGAGACCTTCAAAGTCTCCGGCCTTGACGAGTTCCCTGGCTGCGTCAAGCTCTTCGTCCGGCATCGTGTTCCGGACTAAGTTCTGCGGCTGCAGGGAACGGCCCGCCCATCTTCCGGTGTGGCCTCCGTAGAACTGCATGATGCCGTGAGCTCTGTCGTCGTGGCTCGCGATGTCGATCATGGTCTGGTATTTCTTGACGCTGGTCTTGCCGAGCGCCTGCCTGATCTCCAAAACTCTCCGGACTTCGTCAGAGATGTCCGGATCCTCCAGTATGCTGGAGACGTCGTCCTTGCGGAGCGAGTCCACCGGAAGACCGTGAGACTGGAGCCAGGGCTTGAGCTGCGCGAGGCTGTTCGGGTTCTTGAGCCCGGTGATGTCGATGGACTCCTGCAGGAGCTCTTCGCTCCTTTTGGTATCGAAGCCCACGATCTTCTCGGCCATGTCGATGTCGAGAAGCACGCCTCTGTCGTTGATCTCCTGGTCGAGGTTCCAGAGCTCCTGCTCCGAAGCGTCAGGCTTGAACTCCCTGAGCTTCTTCAGGATGATCTGCTCTGTGGCCACGTCCTGGATGTTATATTCTTTGAAAAGCTCCCACTTCTCAGGAGCGTTGATTGCTGTGTTTTTCGTTCTGCCGCCGTTTGTCCTGGTAGGCTTGCAAGGCTTACAGAAGTACTGGATGAGTGCTGCGCCCGTCTTCTTTTTCTGCTCTTCTTCAGAGAGCCCCAGAGCGGGGCCGACGTCCTTCAAGGCACGAGGGAGGCCGAGCTGGACCGCGAGGATCATGGTGCAGCGCCACTGCTCCGGAGGCATCGCCTCGCCCGTATGTTTAGCGAGGCACGTCCTCTCGAAGTTGGCGTTGTATGCTGTCTTTATTACTGCCGGATCTGTGAGCGCCTGCCAGAAGCGAGCGTCCGGATCTCCCGGCGCGTAGTTTGGCGCGTGCTCTGTCAGATCTATGAGTCTGATGCTGTCCTCGTCGCTGAACTTGTAGCTGATCAGAAGTATCTCAAAATCAGGGGCCTCCGCGTATGCGTAGGCCCCGTTCTTGATGTCCACGGAGCTGAAGGTCTCGATGTCGATCCCTAACTCAATCGAGGAGACCATCTTCGTCCTCAAATTCTCCCTCGAAGTCGTCCTCTGCCTTGGTGTAACCGCCGCCGAGGCTGTCACCGTCCTTTGTCTTCATAAGGTTGTTAAGCCCTACGCCGACGCCGTTGTTGCCGGATGCTGAGAACGGGAAGAAGTTGATGGAAGCCTTGCCCCAGTCTCCACTCTTCAGCTCGTCGCTTGTCATGATTTCCTGCTTGTGAGAGTCTACGAGTCCCGGCTGTCTCTTGCTTGAGCAGTTGAGGAAGAACATGCCCTCGTACTCAGGGTTCTCGTCGAGATCCTTTTCAGTGTCTCCGTCTCTGAGGGGGAGCTTGAGGTTCTTGGGAACCTTGCCGCCCCACTTGGAAGACTGTCCTGCGTCAGTTGCTTCTGCGATCGCCTCCTGGATGAGTGCGATGGTCTGCTTGTCCTTCTTAGGAATGAGAAGGCACACGCTGTACTTCTCCTCTTGGCCCTGCACTCCTGCATAAGGCTCGAAAACGTGCAGATAACTGAAGCGAACCTCCCCCGTGATTACTTTTGTACCGTTTCTACTTGCCATTGTCTTATCCTCCTATGGTTTATTCATCCGCGAAGTCTTCCGCGGCGCTGTTGTTGGTTAATGCCGGACGCTTGTCACTCTCCGGCGCGAGTGTTGGCTTGCCTTGCGGCTTCTCTACATATCCGCCCAGGACTTCCGCGAACTGCTTCTTGCCCATGAGCTTCTCCATGTTGGTGACTGTCAGGAGCTTCGTCTCGAAGAGGAGGGCTCTGTCATATCCTGCGCCCTCGCACTGGCGGACGATCTCTTCCTCCGTTCCGCTGTACTTTCTGTTGCTTCGTCCTTCGACTACTTTCCAGCCAGGGAACTCTTCACCCTCGAGGGCTCTCGTGAGTGCTCCGTCCTTCAGATCCTCGGCCCATTTCACAAGGCCGTCGACCTTGCCGAGGAGCTCAGCGATCTCGTCGACTGTCAGGCACTTCTCGGCCATGTAGTGCATCAGATCGGTGTAGGTGTTGGCCCTTGTCCTGCAGGTCTTCCTTGCCGGACAGAACTGGCACCAGTCTCCGGCTGTCATCGGTGCGTTGTCAGTAAGTGCGAGCAGTGCTGCAGGTCTGACCACTTCCTCGGCCCAGTTGTACAGCTCAGCGGCCGGCATCTTATCGGTGGAGACGTTGTCCAGTCTCGGCTGGTAGATCGTCATGACCACCTCGTTGACGTCGTAGACCGCGTCGAGCAGATCCAGGGAGCCGAGTGCGTAGAGTCTCAGCTGCGGGTTGCCTTCCGCGAAGACCGGCACGCCCTTCCCATACTTCAGGTCGATGATGTGCAGGCGGCCCGTGCGGATGATCACCACGTCGGAGGTGCCGAAGCCCTCCGGGATCCACTGCGTGAGGTTGACCCTCTGCTCTGTCATGAGCTCAGTGGCCGGGTCGATGTGGCTCTGCTCTGCGAACTCTTCCTTGACGAACTCGACGTACGGCTCCAGGGTCTTGATCATCTGGTCAGCGTTTCCGCCGAGTCCGGGGTTCTCTTCGTAGAACTTGTTGATTTTCTTCTTGTGTGCAGCGCTGACCTTGCCGGTCTTGATCATCTGCTCCGCCGCCTCGTGGGCCAGCGTTCCCTCGTCTGCATATATGGAAGACGATGAAGGGAACTGCGAGCCCAGCTTCACGGAACCAGGGCAGGGGATCCAGCGGTGAGCGCTACTGCTTGATAGTGTCGCGTGTGCGCTTGGTGCTGCCATTTATATCTCCTCCGCTTCTTTATAGAAGGCGCCCAGCTGATCCGGATGCTTCTCTACGAGCTCGGAGAGCTTCTCGACGCCGTACTTGCCGAACAGTTCCTTGACTTCTGCCTTCTTGCCGGCTTTGAGCTTCTTGGAGAGCAGGACCTTGACCTCTGTCTCTCCTACGTCGGCAGCAGGCGCTTCCTTCTTGTCTTCACTGAAGGGGAGCTCCTCAGCGGGCTCGTCTGACTGCGCAGGAGCCTCTTCTGCGGGTTTTTCTGTCTTAGGTGAGGACTTCTTCGCCTCTTCCTTTTTGGCCTTCTTCTCGGCCTCCTCTTTCGCTTCTGCGGCGTTTATAATCGCCTCTGTCTTCTTGGCCGACTCGTTCAGCTCTTTGGCTGTGAGTGGCTGCTTCTTTTCGAGGACCTTCTGAGCGAAGGCTTCCATCTCCTCGAAGTCGTTAAAAGTCACAACTATCTGCATGTTCTCACTTCCTCCTTTTCTACTTGTTCGCTGTGTTGTGTGTGACCAGTTTCTTCAGGCCTTCCAGGATGCCCTGGGTCTTCTTGGCCTGCTTCATTGTCGCGTGAGCTGCTGAAGTTCTGGCAAAACTTCCGGCCATCATCTGATGGTTCTTGTAGCTCCTGCGACTTCGCTGTGCGTGTTTTAATACTCCAGCCATGACGCGCTTCCTCCTTCCTTGTGTGTTTCTATAAGTTCAAAGGTCAGGTCGTATATGATCAGAGCGTACTCTGACGGCCCCTCCTCTAACTTCAGATAGCTCGGCGCTCTGCTGTCGCCGTTGTATGTCATAAGCACCCAGTAGGTGTCGTTGCCGGTGTCCATAAGTTCGCGGAAGTAGTCGGCCGCGACGGCCATGCTCCCGTCTACTGTGTAGAGCCCGTCCTCGTCTACTCCGAGGCGCTCCATCCGATCGTGGTGCCAGTAAGGTGAGACCTGCATCAGTCCGACGCAGCCACCGTTGACTGCTTCAGGATCGAACCTGCTCTCGGCCCAGGCTACGGCTTCCAGGAACTCCGGCTCGATGTCGTAAACCTCGCCCCACTTCCTGGCGGCTTCTTCGATGTCGTCCGGGATCCGGGTGTCGTCGAAGATGACCTCAGCGGCTTCTGTCGCGTTCTCTGTGATAGTGGCGAGCCTCTCCTCTTCTTCGATCGCTTCCCAGCGGGCCTTCTCTGCTTCGACTTCGAGCTGGTAGGCTCTGTCGGCTCTGATCTGTTCCTGCACCCACTCCTCGGCGATCTTCTTCCTCTCGGCCTGCTCCTTTTCATATAAGGGCCGGAGGACTACCGCCGCGATCAGTGCGATCACGAGCCCCAGCAGAAAGCTGTTGATCAATGTCTTCGGGTCTTCTCTTCTCATGAGCTCACCCTCTTCCTGGCCACTTTTACGCAGGCCGCTGTGAAGCGCTCCTTGTAGCCTTCGGTGTATGTGATTTTCACTTTGATCTCCCTCTTCTTCATGGCCGCCTCCTAAATGTGCTCGATGTAGTAGCTGCAGCAGAGGCCGTCCGCCCACTCCTGCGCCTCGCGCTTCGTGGTGAAGTGCTGAGGCTTCAGATCCGGATCATCCGGATATACTGTCCAGAACGTTCTCATCTGCTCACCTCCGCCTTTTCGCTTCCCTTGACTATTTCCCAGTGTTTCGATCTCGCCGATCTCCAGAGTGTTCTGCTGCAGATCGGGCAGTCTATGACGTCGCCCTCTAAGGTGTTCCGGCACTGGCTCCCTCTCAGGAGGATCTCCAGCTGGCAAGTCGGGCACCAGAACGGATAGAGGACGAGGGTCTCGGTGAGCAGTGCGCTCCCCGCCTGCTTGTCTATGGCTTCGAGCTCGTCAAGGTGTGCCTGGCGCTTCTCGATGCACTTCTCATATCTGTCATGGAAGCCGCCGAGGCCGTAGACGAAGTCGTTGTCGTGCATCTTAGTCTCGAAGTCGTCGATCTCTCGCTGAGTGATGTCTCTCTCGATCTCGATGACTCTGTGGATCCTTCTCTTGATCTCTTGGATGGTGTTCATCTTGGCCACCTCCTCACTGCAGAGCTCTCAGGATGTCGCGGACCATCGCGATCCCGGAGTCGAGTGATACATTGACGGAACGATGTCCGCCGCTTTCATAGTCGAGGACTACTTGCTGATCATCCGGGCCTATTTCCTCGTAGCGGATGCGCTTCAGATCGGCCTGGTCTCGTGTAGCTCTCAGTGTCTCGGTGAGTAAATCACAAATATGTTGTTTGTTTTCCATGTTCTCGCTTCCTCCTTCCGGCGTTCCCGCGCCTATATAAGCAAAACGCTTACATCTCGGTAAAAAAAATATTTTCGACTGTGTCATCAAAGTACTGGGCCAGCTTGACCTTGATCTCGTCCCTTGGGACTCTGTCTCCGTTCTCATAGGATGAGATGGCCATCTTTGACACGCCCACCGCGTCCGCGACTTCCTGCTGCAGGCGATCGCCTCGCAAGATGCGGAGCTTCTGTCCGATCACTGCCGCGTCGAGTTTAGTGCTTGTCACTGCTTCGTCCTCCTTCCGTTTTTATCGTGTAAGCAAAACGCTTACTTGTACATAGTAAACAATTCGCTTATAATTGTCAATAGGGAAATAAGCAAAAAGTTTACCGACGCGGAAGGAGGTGCTCAAAATGGCGACTTTTGGCGAAAGATTGAAGTTTTTACGCGATCAGAAGGGCGTCACCCAGGAAGATCTTGCCGAGTTGCTTGGAGTAAATAAGCAGACGATCTCCGGTTATGAGAGAGGCGTGCGCCGGCCCGCTGGAGAGACGTCCCTGGAAGTTTATGAAAAACTGGCCGATTATTTCAACGTCGACATGATGTACTTGCTCGGCCAGAGCGACATGGTCGTGAGACTATGCGGCGAAGGTGTGGATCCTGAGAACGCTGACATCCTGCTGGAAGTTACTCCGAAGGAGCTGGAGATCTTGAAGGCCTACCGTTTGGCCAGCTATGACACGAAGCTGGCCGCCTGCGCGGTTCTCCGCGTAAAAGAATAAAAAAAAAGCCCGCCGCTGCGGGAACAGCGGCGGACATGAAGCGAGAACACTGCACTCTTGCGAGTGCGCTCTACACGGCCACATTATAACATTTTTGTGCAGGGTTCTCAATATAGAAGGGAGGACTCTGCCTTGAATTTTGGGATATATACACGCAAGTCATACTTCACCGACACGTCTGACAGCGTCAAGATGCAGCTGTCGGCCTGCCAGGAGTACATCGACCGCGTCTTCGATGATGTGACCACTGTCACGCCTTACGAGGACGATGGCTATGTCCGGAGCGACATCGACCGCCCCGCCATGAACAGACTGCGCGAGGATGTAGGCGCAGGCCTGATCGACTGCGTCGTGATCTACCGCATCGACCGCGTCTGCTCTGACATGATGGACTTCTGCACGTTCTACACTTATCTGAAGGAGCACGAGGTCAAGTTCGTGACCGTGAAGGACGGCATCGACACGACCACGCCGATCGGCGAGGCGATGATGTACCTCGCGGTGATCTTCTCCGGCATCGAGATCGGGAACGACTCCATCAGGATCCGGGACGGCATGAACCACCTCGCAGCCAGGGGCTTCTGGTGCGGTGGCATGGCTCCGTTCGGTTATGACATCGTAGAGGTCGATCTGGGAGCGAAGAAGCACAAGACGCTCGTCAAAAACGACGAACAGCACGAAGAGAAGGAGCGACTGGTTGACATACTCCTCACGAACGACTTCTCCCTGCAGGCCTTGGAGACGTACTGCCGGCAGCAGGGCATCCGCTCCCAGCGTGGCGCCTTCCTATCCACCACCCAGCTCCATCAGATCCTCAGGAGCCCGTTCTGCGTTGCTGACACTCCGGAGATCTTCGACTACTTCCAGGAGCTCGGCTGCATCATGGACGAAGGAAGTCCCCGGGAGCTCTGGGACGGTCAGCACGGTGTCATGGTGTACGGCCGAACCACTGAGAAGAGGGTGAACCGGAAGAAGAAGCACGTCCAGGCACCTCCGGAAGAGTGGCGCGTCTCCATAGGCTACCACGAGCCGACCATGTCGGCGGAGCGATGGCTTCAGGTGCAGGATCACTTCGGCCGGAAAAAAATCGACAAAACAATGAAGCACGAGACCACTCTGCTCAAGGGAGTGCTCCGGTGCAAGTGTGGCCGCCTCATGGGCTTGGCCAGAAAAAAGAAGGTCGACGGAACTGTCTCGACCTGGTACAAGTGCCCGCGGAGGGAGAGATCCGGCGACTGTGACATGGGTCAGATCAAGGCGGAGCTCCTGGACGAAAAGGTGCTGGAGATCTTCCGGGAGATCGAACACGACCCGGATGTCGTGAAAAGATACATAAAAGAGGAGAAGCAAACCACCGGATCCGGCGACAAAAACAAAAAGAAGATCCAGGAGACGGAGAAGAAGATCGACCGACTGGTCGCATCCTTGGGATCAGCGAAGAACGGGCCCGCCGCGAAGTATATCGTGGCCGAGATCGAGAAGCTGGACGTGGAGCTTGCCACATTAAAAAGAGCAGAGGCGGAAGCTCTGCAGGAAAAAAGAAGGAACGCTGTGACCCTCAGGAACGCCCAGGAGAAGCGGCTCCTGATCTGTGAGATGTTGGCCAACTTTGACAACTTCACGATGGAAGAGAAGAACGAGATCGCCAGGGAGGTGATCCAGTCAGCCACATGGGACGGCGAGACCCTTTTTATTATGCTTTGATGCTCTCTTTTTTATCCTGAGCGCATCGGGTAGCAGGATAAAAAAGAGAAAAGGCCCAGGAGCAGCGAGGAGCTCCTGGGCCTATTATTTTATTTAATTATTCGATGTAGATCTTGCCGTTGAAATAAGCGGCGAGCCATCCGGAAGGACAGCGGATCCAGATGTTCGCGCCGACCTTCTTGACCTCCAGGCAAGTGACGACCGTGCCGGGATCCAGCGCGCCGTCTCTGTCCTTGTCATGTCTCTTTGCGTCCACTGTCAGCTGGTTCCAGCTCTTCTTCGCGAAGTTCGTGCCGGGACCCTTGCGGACGTTCAGCTCCACGCCGAGGGTGTAGTTGTTGCCGACTTTGAAGGTCGGGCCCTTGTTTGTATTGACGGAAGGAGCTGAAGAGACTGGCGTCTCTGCGCTGAAGTCGTCGAACTTTGCGAGGTTGTAAGTCTCGACGATCTTCATCAGCGTGTTGACATAAGTCGAGCTGGTGGCATAGCCGTCAGCCTTCAGTCTTTCCGCGTACTCTCTCGGAGTTGTGGCCGTCTTCAGGTTTGCGTAGCGGCTCCAGCCTATGAAGCCATAATACCCGGCGACGCCCTCCTCCATAGAGTTGTACACTCTGAAGTTGTCCTTGATCGTCGTCAACGTGCCGACCTTGTATTCCTCCTTGGTCGTCATATTGACGCTCGGGCCCTTCCATGCGCTTCCGCATTTCATCCCGAAGTAGTTGTGATACTTGGACAGTGCACACGTTCCGAAGGCACTCTCGCAGCAGGCCTGCGCGATCACCGTGCTGGCGATCTTGTACCCGCTGCCCTTGGCGTACTTCTGAACGAGTGGTCCGATTTTTGCTATAAAATTAGCTGCTTGTGCTGCTGTTGCCATTGTCATCGCCTCCCTTGATCATGCTGATGACCGCCTTGTTGCTCTCCAGCTGTTTGTTCAGCCAGATGAGAGCCTCGTCCACCCACATCGCGAACTCCTCGAAGGTCACGAGCTTCGTGATCCAGGGGAACTTCTCCACGGCCATGTCATAGACCAGGCGCAGCTTGAGCTGTCCGGTGCCGCTTCCGAGCTGCTTCTCGGCTTCAGCCACGGCCCACTTGAGCCACTCCTGGAAGTTTCTGATCTGCTGCTCCGTTGGAAGTCCTAAGAACTTACGGACAGCGAAGACAGCGGCCCCGATGACGGCGCCTGCTGCCACGATTAAATACCAGTTATTGATCAACCAGTCCATTGTGTAGGGTCCTCCTCTTCTTTCATTGTTACCTTGTCGCCTTGTCCCCACTTGTTGAGGTTCTCCGCCTTGGCCTTCCAGTAGTAGAAGCCGTGGCTGGTTGCCGCCAGGCCGAACACTGCCGGGATGAGATAGGCCAGAGGCGTCGCATCCTGAAGGACGAACACTGCGACGACCGTCCCGATGAGGACAGCCGCCGCCATAACGTCCGAAACAATCAAGAGGATCTTCGACGTCTCGATTTTTCTCTTGTTTTTCTTCATTTTTGTGCTCTCTCTAAATCTTCTATACGGTGGTTTGCCACCTTGATCTGTTCCTCCTGGACGGCGGTCAGCTCCTCGAGCTTGTATGTGCGCTCAATGACATTGTTGTGCTTGTCCACGCGCTTCGTCAGCTCGTCCAGTTTGTATGTTATGAGAGCCTCAGTCTTGCGCGCTTGTGTGGTCTGGTTTATGACGCAGACCACGATCGCAGCTATCGCACTAATAACTCCAGAGATGATCGTCTCCATGATCAGGGCCCTCCTTATTCTTCGGCCGGCTCATAAGGCTGGCCGGTGATCTCTTCAAACTCTTCGGCAGTGATCCAGGGGCCCGACTTCGGGTTTGTTACTGCGTTACGCACGCGAGTGATGCCCCAGAGGCGTCTGTCGTAGTAGTTCTTCACTTTCTCGAAGTTCTTGCTGTGTTCGGTTGTAGTGTTTTTTGCCATAGCTTTATACCTCCTCCAGATCAATGTCTGCCATCATGGCGATGTACTCAAGGTTCGAGTTGATCTTCGCCTGCCAGATCTCCTGCGCAGAATATTCACGAAGCACGAACCAGTAGTCCGCGTTGACCTCGGTGATCTGCACGAGCGCCATGTTGTCGTGCTCCTCATGCTCTCCGTCGGGTCCGTCGATGATGACGTGGTCGAGCTTACTGCCTCCGAAGTCCTCCTCCTGCACTCTTCTCGCCGAGATGAAGTTGTTGCCGTTCAGCTGAAGGTCTTCAAGGACTGAACCATCAGCCAGCGTAATCTTCCATGTCTTTTTTTCCATGTTGGTCTCCTTTCAAAAAGTTGATAATACAGCACGAACATGTTCGTGATCTGTTTCCGTGACATGCGTTTATAGTTGCCGCCCATCCAGCCCTTGAAGGCGTTCTCGATGTCCTCGTAGGGCATCTCGTCCTTGTCGAGCTTGCGCTTGTATGCTTTGAGCTTCCGGCGCTCTCTGGTGATGGCCTTCGGGTTGATCTTCCGGATCAGCCTGCCGCTCTTCTGCAGTGAGTAGCCGATCTGCAGATGGCGGAAGAAGCTGTCGAGCCTCACGATCCTGGTCTTCTTTTCGTTGATGATCAGGCCGTACTCCTCGGCGATCCGTCTGATGCCCTCCAGCAGTTCTTCCAGGAACTCCTTCGACTCGTGGATGGCGTGGAAGTCGTCAGTGTAGCGGGCGTACGCCTTCACGCCCTTGACGATCTTCGCGTAGTTGTCTATCCGGTACGGGTAGACGATGCCGATGTTCTGAGAAGGTTGGCTCCCGATGTCGACGCCCTTCTTGAGCATCTTGCGCCCTGGGAGGGTGATCGGGTTGATGCCTTCATTCAGCATCGGGTCGACCTTGCCTTTGTAGAAGCTCTCGATCTCCTCATCGGAGAACCGTGAGACATCCACCTCGAAGGTCTTGAAGAGCTCCCTGAGGAGCCACTCGGTGGTCGCAAGTTCTTCTTCATCCGTGAGGGACTTCTGCAGGAAGGCCAGCAGCGTCTCCATGCACTTCTCGTGCAGGATGTTCGCATAATAGCCGGAGAAGTCGATCAGGAGGATGTAGCCCTCGTTGCTTCCGTGCCGGTTGTAGTACTGGTGCAGGTGGTACTCGAAGCGCTGACGGTGGAACGAGACGCCCTTGCCTTTTCGGCTGGCGCCGTTGTCGTAGATCAGGTACGGCTCCGTGGCCGGCATCAGTACATTGTCGCAGACGAGATGGTTGACGGACTTCACTCTCATCGTGTCGCTTGTGATGAAGCGAGCCTTGCCGCGCTCCTTGATGACATGCTTGCGGCCCTTGTCGAACTTGAAGGTCCGGTTCATCATGCCCTCCTGGATCTTGGCCGTCTCCAGCAGGTGGTTCATCTCGTAGAGCTGCGTCCCATACTTGAAGGGGCTGCTCTTGATCGCCTTGGTCCCTGCTTCGTAGATCTCGTTCGCATCATAAAATACATTCATTTCTCCATAAAAAAGAACCACGCGTAGAGCCGAAGTCGTAACTGCAGCCCGTCGTGGTCAGCATTTATCCGGGAAGGTCCCAGGAAGGGACAGCCTCTCCTTTCCCATTTACGCACGCGGGAGCTTGCCCGATGTGTGCGTCTGTGAAATCCGGGCGGACGCCATTCGCGTTCGAGGCGTTGTTGTAGTTGCAATTGCCGTTGTTGTTGACATTCGCGAAATTAGCCGCCGAAACAATCCGCTGTACAGAGGATGCCCGCTGTGTTTATTTATCTTTCAGATGCTTCAGGAAGCGGTTGTCTGACTGTCTGAGCGCTTTGATCAGATTGAACTCGGCGTCGATCTCCCGCACGATGGCGGTGTACTTGTTGATGTCAGCCGGAAGAGTCTCCACAAGGTACTGCAGCTCGTCCTGGAGCTGGTTGCAGCACTCCAGCGCCTTGTCCATTTCCAGGCGGCGCTCTACGAACTCGGCCTTGTAGGTTGGCCAGATCGTATTCGCGGCGCGAAGGTGTGACGCGATGCCCTGAGTGAAGTCCAGGATCCTCTCCCGCTCTTTTCTGATGAACCAGCAGTCGAAGTCTTCCTCCAGCTCTCGGATCTTTTGCGCGGTGTCTTTTTTCTCCTCTTCGTTTTTGATGTGTTCAGTCATCGCCTGGATGTGCTTCTCGTGCTTCTTCTTGGAATAGGCGAAGGAAGCCATCAGCTCGGCCGTGATCATCTTCCTGATCTTGTAGGCCTTGTGCTGAGCCTCCAGGCGTGACTCTGAGCGCTCGCTCTTTGGTATGTCTGACATGCTCGTCCTATCTCCTTATCTGGGGCCCACAAGGGGCCCCGATTATTGATCAATAGATAGGGAAAGCCGGGCGGACGCCATAAGCGTATGAGGCGTAGTA